ATATGGATCGATACCTCAGTCCAGTATTAGACGACGCTAGTATATTCTACTATTCTACATAATTATTTGTATGCATATTAATATTACTCTCCCTAATAATAAGGAGGTAGTTGTAAAGCCATTTTTATACAAACACATAAGAGATTTATTATTTTTAAATTCTTCTTTGGAAAGTAAATTATTATATTTAGAAGACTTTATACTAACTAAAAATTTAAACGTAGTAGAAAAGTTTATAACACTACTTAAGTTACGCGCAATATGTATTAAACCTACCGTATCATTGAATCTTGATAAAACAGGAAAAGATGTTGATATTGACTACATTACTGAGTCGTTTGAAGAAAGTATAGATATTAGAACTACCACTGAATGTGATGGCATAGAGATAACTTTAGATTACCCTACTAAATTTTGTATTAATACAGATAACATTCTAAGTGTTATAAGAGAAGTAAAGATACAAGATCAATTTATTGTAGTAGATTCGTTATCAAAAAATGAGTATGAACAAGTTATGTCAAAGTTACCTGCTCAAGTATTAAATGCCGTGAGTGAATTTGTAGAAGATAAAAAAGATGCATTTACTTTTCGGTTACTTGAAGGCCGAAAAGATACTTCAGAGCTCAATTTTTTAGGACCTGCACCTTTTGAGTTTATAAACACTATCTATGCCTGTATAGATGTAAATAGTTATAGGGAATACATTTATGTTTTGAGTAAACGAATAAAAGATGTAAACTTTTTAATTAATAGTACTATGGCAGATGTTCTTGATTATATTGAGTTGTATAGAAGAGAGTGCGAAGAAGAGAAGGAGAAGTTGAAAAACTAAATAACGCGTTAAATAATTATATGAGCAACTCTACTAGCGAATTTCTAGATAAGCTAACTTCTTTAAAAAATGATGTAAAGGTATTTGTACCTTCTGTTGGTAAAGAGTGTGTAGCGGCTCCTTTAACACTAAAGCAACAAAAAGATATTATTTCAACTACTGTTAACGGTGTATTAGGAGCTTTGCAATTTAATCACGCTCTCAACAAAATTATTATCGATAATGTAGAAGGTGAGCAATTTTATTCCTTTGATAGAGTATCAATTATATTAGGGCTACGCGCTAGTTCTTTAGGGGATAAAGTTAAAGCTGAAAATGGTGACATAGTGTCAATTAATACTTGTATAGAAAATGCTAAAAATGTTCCTAAATTTAAATTAGAGAAAAAGGTTAGTATCGATACCATTAAAGTAAGTCTTAGAATTCCTACTCTTGAGCAAGAAAATCAAATTATCAAAAAATGTATTTTCGAAGTAGATAAAATAGAAACTGCTGAGTTATCAAAAGCCATGGGTCTTATTTATATTTTTGAAATATTAAAGCACATTGAGAGTGTATCCATAGGAGAACAAACTGTTGTTTTCAATGATATAAAAGTACAAGATAGAGTTAAAATTGTTGAAAAGTTACCGCTCGAGCTTTATGAAAAGATAACTACGTTTTTGTATGAAATAAACAAATTTGATCGCTCAGTGTTAAAAGTCGATGAAACTCAAATTACTTTAGATGCTACTTTGTTTGACGCTACTGCTGTAGTATAAATATATACGTGGCAGATGAACTCCAGAATGAAGTTGAAGATTTACTTAGTGATTTAGACGTAGCTAATAAAGAAAATGGCAGAGACACTGCCGGTGATATAAAAAAACCGCCTAAGATTAACCCGGTTTTAAAGTCGCCTGAAAAATCACGTCTATTTAATATTGGTGTGGTTTTAGGAGAAGCTCTCACAAAAGTATTTGATAAAAATAAAAAGGATACGTTTGAAGAAACTGCTGTAACGCCTGCTGCACAAGCACAGCAGCAAATGGTAAAACAAGAGCAAGAAGCTAAGAAGCCGTTTAAAATACCATTAATGGCAACACTTGCAATTGGTATTGCAGCATTTGCAGATTGGATAGCAAATTTCTTAGGACCGGTTGGTGAATTTATATCTAAGACTTTACCAAAACTCTTTAGACCTATGAGCAAAATAGCTAGTGGATTTTTTAGCGCGCTTAAAGGAGGCAAGCTTTTAGCTACGCTAACCAAACTCGGAGGAACCTTTGGTAAAAAGCTTTTGAAATTTGGTAGGTTTATTCCTTTTATAGGATCTTTATTCAATTTTGGATTTGCTATAGATAGATTTAAAAAGAAAGAGATAATACCTGGTATATTTGAAATTGTTTCTGGTCTTTTAAATTTAACAGGTGTTGGAGCTTTTCCGTCTATGCTTATTGACGGGGCTTTGTTACTGTATGATTTAAATAAGGATAAGAAGAAAGATGAATCTATGCCACCAGGTGGAACTGGAGAAAGCTGGTGGGAATCAATTTATAATTGGGCTATGGATACCCCTGTTATGAAATGGTTCGTATCGGTTGGTAAAGGTATTGGTGCTGTATTTACTGGAAATTGGGAAGAAGCAGGAAAGCAATTTGATATGGCTTTTCCATTTATTGGGTGGGTAATTAACTGGGTCTATGAAGCAGGTAAATCTACTGGTGATTTCTTAGAGCAAGCTGGAATTAATTTTGGATCACCAAGTGAATTTTTTAGTAGTTTAGTTGATGCGTTTGTAGATGTTTTCCGTAACATGTTAGATAGTATATATGACTGGTTAACCGGAGCAGCAGACTGGGTTGTAGAAGGAGTTAAGGACTTAGGAAGTGGGGCTTGGGAAGGAATAAAAGCTGTAGGATCCTTTTTAAATCCG